GCAAGTGGTCTGACAGATTCATGCGTGGTGTATATGCTGGATTCTTGACAGACGATGAAATTAAGTCTATACTAGAGAACAAAGATATCTGGATGGAACCAGAAGAAGTGTTCAAGCGTTTGAACAACCGTGCTGAAGAAATAATGAAAGCATCTGCGCCCAAAAAGCCTAGAGCAAAACCTGCAGCTAAAAAAGTGCCTGTTAAAAAAGTGAGGAAGACAAATGAGTGATAGTGTATTTTTAGTATCTTCTGCAATTCATGCAAAGCATGGTGTGTATGATACTCAGACAAGACTTGAACAAACTATTGAGACTTGCAAGTCCATTAGAAATAAGTGCGATGCAGAAATCATTCTACTAGATGGTGGTTATCAGGATATTACAAAAGAAGAACGTGATATTCTATCGCAATACATTGATAAATTTTATACTTTTTCTGACGCTGAAAATATTCAACAGATTCAACAAGTGCCCAATCACGACATTGTTAAAAACATGATTGAAATTATCATGTATGGTTCTTTCTTTGATAAAGCTATTGAAGATGGTTGGCGTGAAAAGTATAAACGTATTTTTAAGATGAGTGGGCGTTATACACTAAATGATGATTTCAATTATGACAAACACATGCAAGCTGTAGATAAAATTATTGTTCGTGGTCCATTTACAAGTCAATTTAGACAAGAAACCACAGGTGGCATTACATTGCAATATATGAGCCGATTGTGGAGTTTTGATGCATTCTTACTTCCATATGTTAGAGACCTTTATACTGACATGTTTAATCACATGACAGAGCGATTGAACGCAAAAGGATATATTGACATTGAACATTTGCTGTTTCATCATCTTGATCCTGTATTGATTGAGAATATTGGTAAACTTGGTGTAGAAGGAAATATCGCACCAAATGGAGCGAGGGTGGCAGATTGAACTATAAGATTTTTCAAATTTGCTTTGAAGAAAAGCAGATTTCTCAAGTAGACAAACTTCTAACTCCATTTGACAATACTTCAAATAAAAACCCAGAGTTGCGTGAGTTTCATTCATTCAATCGTATCATTGACGAGGGCTTTGCAAATGATTTAGACGCTTGGGGTGTCTTTGGTCCTCGTTGGCAAAGTAAGATGCGTTATGAAGCTAATGTGATTAAAGACGCTATTGATAACAATGACGGGTATGATGTTTACATTTTCAATCATGCTAGAGTACAAAATGCAATAACTACAAACGTGTGGGAACAGGGCAATTATTTTCATCCAGGAATTAAACAAGTTGTTCGTTCTGCATTTATTGCTAGTGACTACGATACTAATGTGCTTGACGCAGTAATGACAGATTCAACTTGCTATTGTAGTTACTTTGTTGCAACAAAAGCGTTTTGGTTAGAGTATATTGCGTTTGTAAAAAATATCAAAGAAAAACTTGAAGCGCTGACAGGACAAGATGCTGAGATATACCATGGTAGTGCAAACTATAGCAGAGATCCAAATCTAAATATGTTCCCATTTATTGTTGAACGATTGTTCTCTACGTTTCTTCAGATGAAAGACTATAAAGTCTATAGTCAGCCATACGACTATAGCGTATATAATAGCCAAATCAATGATTTCAGTAAAGTGTTAGAATCATTATACGCAATTAAACGTATGGTTGTTGAACAACAATCGTCAGAGTTATTTGAACATTGGAATTTGTTACGATTATATTTTGCAAAGACACATCCCGATTTATTTAACTTGGATTGAGATTATGATTATTGATTTGTTTAGTCCCACTATAGAATGGATTAAAGATGACTTTAAGTCTAATAGAATTCGTTTTGCTGTTGAGTTACTTGCTTGGGCTATTAGTATTAGTTGTAGCATTACTATGGCACTCACAGTCCCCACCCCTCCGCTTCTTTCTCTTTATCCTATCTGGATCACTGGCTGCACTTTGTATGCTTGGTCTTCTTGGACTAGGAAATCTTTTGGCATGTTGGCTAACTATTTACTGTTGACTACAATAGACTCCATAGGATTGATAAGGATGTTAACATGAGATTTTGGCTGATTTGGGCAAGAGCAACTAATCACCTGATCGGTAAAACTGATGAAGATAGACCTGATGTGCCGATTCTTACCCTAAAAGAGGCATGGATTGCATTGACTTTGAGAACGTTTTGGACTATAATCCATGTTGTAACATGTTTATTCATCATTGCAAATACAATTCATCATTGGTAATAAAGGAACAATATTATGGCAAACAAAACTTGGACAATTAATTTGGAAGAAGATCCAGAAACTGGTGACTTGATTCTTCCCCTAACTCCTGATATACTAGAGCAAACTGGTTGGAAGACTGGTGACTCTATTGATTGGATTGACAACAAAGATGGAAGTTGGACTATGAAAAAAATTGAAACACAATGGGTTCTTGTTGAAACTGTCTCTATGTTTCGTGAACGATACATGGTAGAAGTGCCGGCAGGCACAGACAGTTATGGCAATGATAAATCTGATTGGGCACTTGATACAGTTACCATGTCCGAAGCAAAAGAATTCTCGCAAGAACACTTGGGCGAAACTATCGTGTCGCATCGTGTTGTGACTAAAGAAGATGCACTTGCATTATGTGATAAAGATAATGTCTATGCGAAAACCTGGAATGACGAATTGAAAATGCAAAGTTTCTTCACACAACGGACAATATATGACACTCCCTGATGAAAGATATCGGTCGTTACGTTGCGGGCATCAAATGCTTTTGGATTTATTGAATCCTAAAGTAACGCCACGTGTACCAAAATACATTCGTCAACGTGCGGCAATTATTCTGAGACACTATCCTGATACATATCATTTTGAAATGATTGTGGAAAAGTTGCCCGAAAACTTTGCAATTCAAAGTCAGTTTTTGACTATTGCAGAATAGTATCTGTTAATTATGATAGAAAGTGAAAGTAATGAGTAAGATTCAACAGTTCGGCAGGCCACATGAAACATTTGATCCTGACAATCAAAGGCATAGGAAGATTTTTTATGAGGTGATGCAGTATAAAACTTGGGGTAGGTCACCAATTTGTTTTTGGGCAGAAGATGATTCTTCCGGTTCCAATAGTCTGATGGATCAATGCATTAAAGCGATGGGAAAATACTACATGGAAAAAGAATTCGGAGAATTCTCCGATGCTGATCCATTTGCATTCAACGAAACAGTTCGCATGAGACCCAATCCATATCCATATCCATATGTTTACACTAGAAAATCAACAATAGCATGAAAGTCTACATCGGACATTATAATAATTGGGTTGGACCATATCAAATAGCTGAAGCACTTTGCTTTTGGGCAAAAGAATCTAAGGATGAATATGGTCATAAAAGCAAACCTGATTGGGTGCATACGTTCGGCACATGGCTCTCTCACGGAACTACAGATGAAAAAATTGTAGATTCAAAAGATGCACCAGAAACTTGGCTGTTGAAACTGTGTCAATGGATAGAGTCTAAGCGTAATCGTATGACTTATATCAAGATTGACAAATACGACACATGGTCAATGGATCACACACTCGCAATGATTGTGTTGCCTATGCTGAAACAATTGAAAGATAAAAATCATGGTGCACCTTTTGTTGAAGATGAAGATGTGCCAGAAGAAATGAAGTCAACTTCAGCGCCAGCAAAAGAAAATGAATACGACACAGACAAAAATCATTTTAAACGTTGGGATTGGGCATTAGATGAAATGATTTTTGCATTCACTTGCAAGAATGATGATTCTTGGCAAGAAGAATTTCGTTCTGGTGTGCATGACTTAGTTTGGAAACCTGTCGATAAAAATGGCAATGAAGTTTTCAAGAAAGATGCTATGTTGTTTCAAATGGGTCATGGTCCTAACGACACATACAAGTGTGACTATGACGGCATGAAAGTTGTTGAAACACGAATTCAAAATGGATTTCGTTTGTTCGGCAAATATTACCAGTCACTTTGGGATTAATTTTGTGCTAAATACTTCTATGATATTCATAGGAGATAGCGATGGACTTTTTCACAGAATCTGTAGTACACCATTTAATTCCAAAAGTTAAAAACTTTGATGAGTGGTATATCAATTTGGCTAATATCTTGCCTGAATACGACATAGACACACCGCACAGAGTTGCGGCATTCATGGCACAATGTGGACATGAATCTGGTGGCTTTACTCTCATGCAAGAGAATTTGAATTACTCTGCTAAAGGTTTAGTTGGTACTTTTAAGAAATACTTTCCTACTGAAGCCCACGCAAAACCATACGAACGCAATCCACAAATGATTGCTAATCGTGTGTATGCAAATCGTATGGGTAATGGTGATGAAGCATCTGGTGAGGGCTGGTACTTTCGTGGTAGAGGTATTGTGCAAATCACAGGAAAGAACAACTACACCAAGTGTTCGCAATCATTGTTTGAAAACAATATGCTAGTTGAAAATCCAGATTTGTTATTAGAAGCAGAGTATGCTATTCATTCTGCTTGTTGGTTCTGGTCTGCTGCTAGATTAAATGAACTAGCAGATATTGGAGATATTAAAACAATGACAAAACGAATCAATGGTGGATATATTGGCTTAGAAGACAGAATCAATCATTACAACCATGCGATTGAAATTTTAACTTAAAGGGGCAATAATCATGTTCAATAAAATTAAAGAATTTTTCACAGGCAAAAAGCCCGCAGCAGAAACAACAATTCAAGAAGTTCCTTTGACTGCGGTAGATGCTGCGATTAAAAATATCAAAGAAACTACAGCGGCTGTAGATGCTAAAGTTGAATTAACACCAGTAGCAAAACCGAAACCTGCGCCTAAGAAGAGATTGTCCACAGCAAAATAATTGTTTATTCATGTTTACTCCTCAATAACTTTTTTTACTATTCGTTTTTTTGCTGGTGGTTTTTTTACTATTCGTTTGGGTCTAGTAACCACACCCATGTTTTCTTTGTGCTTGATATGAACTATTAAAAGTATTAAACTTATATTAATAATAATTATCATTGTCCATGCAGTTGTCATATAGAACAAATATTGTGATTGCAGTCTATCAACAACTGCCGTATAAAATTCATTTGTCGTTTGGATAATTTGATTTTTATATTTCTTATAGTCACCACCAAACATCAGCAATTGTGCGGCTGTGTGGTGATGAGTTTGTACATCAGCGTTGAATTCAATTTTACCCTTTTGAGTCCAATCAAATGCTTCAATCTCTAACTTTGCCAAATTGTTGCTTAACTGTTCCGCTTTTAAAAGTGTGTCCAATTCATTCTGTAAAAACGGGACTTCTTTGAGCCTATCTTTAAATGATTTGGCAATACCTTTTTCATCAGCCAATTCACCATTTCGCACTTTAAGTATGTTGTTGAATTCAGTTTTCCATTGTTCGTTTTTTGTTGTGACATAATATCTTGCATAATTGGTTAAATCATCAGACGATTTCACCATAGTCCGACTAAACGAAACCGCTTGATTGAGTGTGTTCAATTGAGTTTCAGCAAGTTTAAAGCAACTAAGTACCGACAGACTGCAAAGGAATATAACTCCTGCAAGAATGTAAGGAAGTTTTTTAAGTTCTAAAAATTTGTCTAATGTAGTCATGTTAGTGTTTTTAATATTAATGATAATGCTTGTTTTACTTCTGCTTGATAGTTGGTAAGAATGACCATACCCAACCCTAAAGCGGCTGTTGAAAAGTTTTTTGTTGTCGGTGGTGCTGCTGGCGCAGGCGGTTCTACTGATTTTCTTCTAGAAGTAACTTTTTTTGTTGTTACCATATGAATTTCATTTTCCTTTGTTGTGCAAATCAAATAATGATTTTATTTTTTCTTCTAAAACACCAATTCGCACATCCATTTTTGCTAAAACAATAACAAGAGTAATAAAACCCAAAAAAACTGGCCACGCTTTTAATAAACTTTCTATAATGTCCATATATTTCTCCTTGATATTGGTATATTTATGATAAACTCAGTTTTTGGCATTTGTCGGATGGGTATTTTGTCGCAAAAAAACAACAAGATGAAAAATAGTTCTTGACTTCTGTGGTAGGTGTGATATACTGTACCTATGACATTGAGAAAAAAGCGTTCCGACAGAAACCATGTACTGTACAAAGTCACATGCGTTGACACTGGCGATTCATATGTTGGCTTGACTGTTGCACTGGGTCAAGCATACGTTCGGTCGGTAAAAGTCCGTTGGCAAAAACATGTCAGTCGTGCAAAATGCGAAAACAAAAACTGGGCAATGTGTAATGCATTGCGTAATTTAGCTGGTGCATCATGGCAATATGAAGTCCTTGAAGTGATTCGTGGTCGTAAGCCTGCACACCAACGTGAACGGCAATTAATTGCCGAATTTGAGCCATCGTTAAATACATTTTGACATACCACACATGGTGTGTTATAATTCGTAAATATTGACTAGGAGTTTTACATGAAAATTGGTCCGTTGACACTTATGCCCGCAAAAGCAACGGGCGGCGTCATTATCGGCGCAATGATTGCTTGGGTGTCATTGTACATTCTAGGCTCATACATTACATTGTCCGCTATTAATGCTTTGTTTTCTGCAAACATTCCCGTAACGTGGGAAACTGTAATGTCGGTGTTTTGGTTAACTGTAATAATTAATATTATTTTTGGAAATTCAAAATGAAATTATTAGCTACTGCATTGATTGGAATTTTAGTTTCAACCTCCACAGTTTCCGGTATGCTTCAAGGTACTTCTGGTAATTATACAAGTAGTCTTGAGGGCGACAGTTTAGTTAAGTTTGAATTGGCAAGAGTCGTTCGCCTTCAGCCGATTCAAGAATCCAGAGTGTATAATGTAACTAGAACATCATGCACTATGGTAGAAGATTTGTCTGGTGCATTGGCACAACATAATTCTGGTGCTCCTACTGGCACAGCACCTAATCGTATGGTTCAAAGATGTATCCCATATACCGACAGAGAATATAAACAATTCATTACTGGATATGATGTAACGTTTGAATATTATGGGCAAATTAGGACTGTTCGTATGCAGCATGATCCAGGAACAGCAGTACGTGTTAAATCTGTAACCAACGTATATGTGATGGAATGAAAACCTTATGTACGCTACATAGTATTGTAGCACTTTTAATTGTGTGTGATTTTGCACATGCCGAGATTACTATTGTGGAAGATAATTCTTCTACCAATAAAGTCTATATGGCAAAAGTGATAAGCAAAACACCTATCATAGAAAAGGTACCGTACATGGCAACAAAAAACTATTGCGAAAAACACTACAGCACTATTCATTATTCTGGAGCTGTTGTTGGCACACCAATTATAGCAACAACAAAATCAAATCAAACACCAATATGCAATTTAGTAACCCATGAAGAATTCTATAATGTTGTGCGAGGTTATCAAGTAACATATGATTTTAGGGGTACACTTAAAACTGCATTTTTAAATAATGAACCAAGTGAATATTTGCAGGTGTACAATGTTCCATGACATATTATGTTTATGGTGCAGAAGGAAGTAGAACAACCAATAAAGTTGAAACACTGTTGGTAGTATGTAGACGACAATACAAACTATTTATATTGGGGCAAGATTATACAATAGAACAATTAAGGATATTAGTTCCAGAAACTAATTTTGTTCCTCACATATTCCACGACGCAAAATACATTGGTGGTATCAAAGACCTATACGATTATTTGTATAGTGAAGTAAAAATGGAAAAACAATTCCAAAACGAAACCCGAGAATAGAACTTGACAATTGATCGGGTTATGATTATACTAGAGACATTAACCGAGATATGTTTTTAACATGGAGAATTTTGATATGACAAA